TTTTGGACAGTTCGAGAAGTTCGGGGCGATCCTCTAAAATTCCACGGTATATGAGAATCGTTTCATTTCTGAACCCCAATTTATTCCGCACCATATTTAGTTCGTTGTCTTGCCTGTTGTTTTCGTCAGACAACCGCCGCACTTGTGAGGCTTGTTTATAATCAAACCACCACCGACCGGATGTAGCTCGGCCAATAGCCGACAACACAATAATTATTAATATAATTTGCCGTAGAGTTAGCGTTAGTTTTAATCTATCACTTATGCCGTTTGTCGTGTCGTGATGCTGGCTGTCCAGCGTGGCGGCTCCTTCGATGTGTTCAATTTCCCCGTTTGTCATTTTTGTTTTCAATAATTTGATTTCGCTCCTTGGCAATTTTCGCTAAAAAATCCCCCAACTCCAACCCCTCGCGCTCCGCAATAGCCCGCAACGCTTGGATGTCTTTTATGTGCATCCAAGTTCGGAGTCTGGCTTTTTCTGGATCGCGCTGATTTGGCACACGGCCCAAGGTGAGGACTCACCGATTATTTTGCAAGTTTTATTTTCGATTTTTTTCATCTTTTTATTGAAAGCTGAAATTGGCGGGGATTTGCTTCTTGCCGGTGTAGTGTTTTGCAGTGATTCCAGCCTCCGAGTGACGCCCCACGGTGGCCGCAACCTCCAGCCCGTATTTCTCCCGAATGGTGTGGAGTGTGTGGGCGCGGAGTTCGTGGAATGTTTTGTCGGTTTTGAGTCCACCCTCGTTCCTCAACCACTTATCCAAATCCTTCATAAAATAGCCGCAGCGTTCGCCCGCCCAACCGTCTTCGGGCAGGATGTATTCCTTGTCATCGGTTAATTTGTACCATTGCTGGAGGGCGGCGTATATTTTGGGGTCGAGCGGTATGGCCGTGGGCTTCTTCCCCTTCTGATCCGCCGACATGACAATGTGCGGGTGGCCTTTTTTCATCTGCACCCAATCCCACTTGGCCCGCTGAATTTCACCCCGGCGCAACGTGGACTTGGCCAGTAGATATGCGGCGTGAAAGTCTGGCCGCACCTCGCTCAACGCCTCCACCTTCGCGTCCAGTGCCTCCACCACCGAATCTTCCAGCGGCTCCTTATCCACCGTGGCTGGAGTCTCGGTTTGTTCCAGCATGAAGTCATCGAGGTTGCCGAGGTAGATGCCCGCGTCCTCGTACCGGGAGTGGAATGCCTTTTTGAATATTGATTTCGCCTGTTTCAAATTGGACTGAATGCTGCGAAGTTTGGTTTGCCGGGCGTCTTCGCCCTGCCCCGCAATTAAATCCAATTCAAAATCTATGAACTCGCGGACGAGTTTTCCAGTGAGCCGAGATATGGGGAAACTCTTGAGCGACTTGCGGCGTCCAATGATTTTCTTGAGCGCGGAAATGTTGCCCTCCACGGTTCGTTCCTTCAGCCCGTGGCGCAATGCAATAACCCGGTACGAACGAGTAACCAAATCGGCGGTAGCGTGGGACGGTTGCTTCAACATCTCTGGATCGATGCCGGTCAGCATGAAGTCGATGACCCCAACGGCCATTGTAACGGCCCGAACTGGATCGACGGTGTGCAGGGAGGTTGTTTTGCGGTAGCCCTGTTTCTGAATTTTAATGTAGAAATTCGACCCTAGCTTCGGCTTGAACAAGGTGTAGGCTCGCCCCTTATACAGAAACCGAATCCGCCCCCTTTCATGGTAGTAGAGAGGGAGTGGTTGGTCAGATGTGGGAACCTCATTTTCAGTCTTCATGTTGCGTTTTCCGACTCCTTGTGTGCGAGAACAGCCCTCGGAACAAGTGTCCTGAAACGGAAACTGCGAAATCAGACTTTAGAAAACAAGCAAAAAAATGAGTAAAATGGTCGGGATGGAGAGATTCGAACTCTCGACCTCCTGACCCCCAGTGAGTGGCGGACTTAACGCATCCTACTGTGCATCAAGAACTTGCGTGGACGCATGACCCGTGGATGTTGGTTTTAATATGTGCCATGCGCCGAAAAACTTTTCTATTTCAGACTGCCCGCTGCCGTCTCCAGAGAGTCGGATGGAGGCTGCGATTTGGTCGGTTGGGACAATGTAGAATGCGTTGTGCATGAGGCAGACGAATATGAAGAAATCGGACTTCCTATTTTTGATCGCGGTGTAGCGGTAGCCGTAGCTCCCCTTGTGTTCCACTGGAATCCGACAAGTCTTGATCTGGAGTCGATGATATTCGCGGGCGTTGGTTCCCGCAAGGAGATCGTACCCGTCAATGTCCACCGAGGGACGGGCGACACAAAAACCTAACTTTAACAACTCGGCCTCGACGAGTCGTTCCCCGATTGTGCCTAGCGTTGTTGTGTCCACGATTATTCATTTCCCGTGAGTAGTAAAAATCGTTTGCGGGCGAGCTTCATCAACTGGACTTTTCGTTCCTTGAGTTTTTCCACTCGCTCGGCTTTTTCAGCCTCGTCAAGATTTGCGCTGGCTTCCAGCACACGGATTTTCTGGTTGAACTCCTGAATCTTTTTATCCGTATCTTTAATGCGGGGCAGAATCTTGCGAAGCGGGGTTGCCTCGTTCAAATACGATTTGAGTTTGCGAACTTCGCCGCGAGCCTTGTACGCCTTGATTTGATCGTCGGCTTGGAACGCTTCGCTGCGGAGTTTGTAATAGTTTTCTTGGTCGTAATAAATTGTTTGCCCACCGACAAATCGCTTCACCACTGGAAGTTTATCGATGCCTTCTCCAGTGAAAGGCCGCAGCGCGTCCTTACCCATGCCGCCGAAGAAATGGGAAACCAAATGGTCGAGTGCTTCTGGACTTAAATCCACAAGCCCACTCTGGATTTCTGTTCCTCCAGTGATTCGGTTTAGCTTGTCTGTGATGAATTTAGAAGGGGTGGAGGCACTGGAGAAATACTGCTGCGACCACGGTTTCTCATATTTATCAAACGGATTTTGGTCTGGATAAATTGGGGTGTCCTTCCAATCCTTGTTACTCGGCAACTCCACCAGTGGATTAAGTATGTCGGGCGTTGCGGCCCGCGCTAGTCCAGCCATGCTGAACAGGTCACTCGCCCCGCCGATTGGGTTGAAGGCGTTGAGCGTGGAGTTGAATGTGTGCGCGACATTTTCCCCAGCGGATATGTCGCCCCGCAACATTCTGGACATATTGGTTCCAGCGTAATGAAATACGTTGTAGCCGTAGGGCATTGGAATCTTGATATAATCCTTGCCGCCGAATGGCGACATAACAATCATATTCCGCTCTCGAACGTGTTCTGGAATTTTGTTGTAAAAGGATTCGCCGTCTTCGTCCTCGTCCGAGATCATTTGGTTGAGCAAATCCTGTGCGACTGCAAACGCCGCAACGCCCCCAACAATCTTCTGCACCTTCGGACTCTGGATCGCTTGAGCCATGCGGTAGCTTCCCTGCACTCCAGCATTGAAAAACAGGAACCAACTATTTAGTCCACTCGACCACTCGCCTTTTCGAGAGAAATTAACTGTGATGTTTTTGGCGAGGCTCGCCGCTTGCATCTTGGATAGTCCAGCCTCACGGGCATTGGCATACACGGATAGGCGCATCGTGTTCTCAACGGTGGCGTTGATGCTGCCCGCCTTGTCTAGTAAAAACCGAATGGCTTTCTCTGGCTTGGACTGATCCTTCAACCCCCGCTGGATTCGTTTCTTATATGAGGCAATGTCTTTTAGCCCGAAGAACTCAATCTTGCCCCCGATCTCTGTGAATTCCTTGTAGTATTGACCTTCAACTCCCTCGTAGGATTTCTTCCCCTTCACGCCAACCTCCGCTTTCCACGCTGCGCGGAAGGCTTTCGGTACACTCCGCAATATGTTGGTACGCAGGGCTTCGGCGTCCTCGGCGGCAATGTTGATTTTCGCCGTCTGGAGATCGCGCAGAAAGTTGGGTATGACAAAACTAGGTGCGAGTTGCGTGTTGACCAATGCAAGAAAACGGTTGCCCGCCCCGAAGGCTCGGATGAATGCGTTGGTTGACCCATACCCCATGTTCTTGAGGTTGCGGGCGAGGGCCGGGTTGTTGACTTGGAGGAACCGTTGTTCCCCGGCAATCCAGTAGCTTATGATGTTGTCGGCAGATTTCCAGAACGGATCAACTCTGGAGGTCAACTTCCCGTCGGGGCCGAAGTCTGGAACCATCTTGGGTTTCGCTCTGGAAATAACTTCTGTCGGGTATTTCTGGATGAGTTGTTCCAGCGCGGCCATTGCGCGGTTGCGCTCCACTTGCTCAATCGCATTGGAGTATTGGGCGAACAGATTTGATGTAATGTCCACCACATCCTTGCCGCTACCCACTCGCTTTTTGTGGCCCTTAAAGGTGCTGTTCCCGCTTTCGATGTGGTCGGAGTGTTCGCCTTCCCTGTTCAGCGGCACATAGCGTTCGTAGTAGGTGGAGAGTCTTTGGTGGTTGGCCTCGTCGATGAGTCCACCTTCCAGTTCGAGGTCGAGTTTCGATTGCGTCAGTGCGCGAATCGTTTTCTCAATCTCTTGAAGGGCGGGCAACTTACCTTCGCGCTGGAATCTTTTCAGATGGTCTTCGGCGGCTTTGTTCGTCATGCCGCTGCCGCCGTCTGGCATATCGTCGCGTATTTCTGATATACGCTTGTTTGCCTCCTCTGCATGGCGGGCGTGGAGATACAAATGAAGGTCGGCGTCAGACAGGCCGAGTTCCTTCATCCTCACCACCATCGGGTCTAGCACATCTGATCGTAGTTTTGTCAGCGCAGCCCCCACACGATCCGACAACAACTCCATGTGGAGGTATGCGTTCATGGTGTCGGGGATTTTCTTTCCAGCCGTTATTAGCCGCTGGAGGATTTTCAAGTCAACGAACCTGTCCACCAGTTTGCGAATGGCTTCGTTTGCCTTGGAATCCGTGTCATCCAGTTCCAGCCTTCGCTTGGCTGCGTCGATGTGGTCGCTGACAATCTGGCCTAGAGTGCGGCGAGTTGCAGTTTCGCGGCTTGGTTTGCCGCGCCCCGATATGTCATCCACGGTTGCCTGTGGTATTTCGGCTGGAGTCCGCGCAACCCCTGTGCTGCCATCGGCCCACGCTTGCTTCACGGCTTCAGTCAACTTAACTCCAATGCGCTTGGCGAATTGAGCGGCGGACTTAACACCACGGGCAGCTTGGTACGCGGCCATTTTGACTAGCGTCTTGAAAACTTTGTAGGTGGCAATGGGATCGACGCCCATGCCGACGCGACCCCCAAGGTCTTTGACTGCTTCCTTGAACTCGAAAAGTAGTTGTTGGCCTTTATCGACTTTGGGTTCTGGAGGGGTTTTCATGTTAATTGACCCCCCTGTTTCTGGTTTTGATTCCTCGAATAATTTTTTAGAATCTTCCCAAGTGGCCTCTGGCTTTGTTGCGGGTCGCCTTCCAGCCTCATAGGCAACTTTGAGGGCCGCTAAAGAAGACACTTGCCCCCCTAGTTCTGGAAACATTTCAACGGCTTTCGCCATTAAAGCATTTCCATGCCCCTGCCCTCGTTTCCCTTCTGGAACGACAAAATCAACAACTGAATTTTTGTTAGGAGAATTGGCCACACCGCTTGCTATTTTTATGCGCCCATTCGGTGAAGCTATTGTGGTTTCAGTTGCCCCTTCATTGTAAAAATCGGCGGCTTCTTGCGTTACCTCGAAGGTTGGAAAAATAGCGTCATGCCCCTCCTGAAAAGTCCTTGTAGTCGGCGGCTCTATCGGCTCTGTCGGCGTGAGTTCGCGGGGGGCCACTGGAACCGGCGCATCTGCGTCAGGCTCACGGGGCTTCGTATCAATAAAGTCTTCGGCGGTTCTCCTAAATCCTAGCTTGCCGCCCTCTGGATTGGTGCGCTTGTTGGAAATTCGTTCATCGAACTTCGCCTCAATGTCCAGTGCTGCAATGCGGCCCGCATCATTTTCCACTCCCCGGTTGATGACGTTGCCGCGTTCATCCAGCAAAGCAATCGGCGCATCTGGTTCCAGCGACACATCTAAAACTGTCCCTGTGTCCGCATCAATGATGGGGCCATCCAGTATCATGGGTATTGGTGCGTCGGGGCCGGGCAATCTTCGCGCTGGATCAACGCCGGGGCCGGTTAATAATCCCGCCGGGGTTGGGGGGCCGGGTAGCCCAAGCCTTGTTGGCGGGGCTGGAAGCGCAAGTTGCGTTGGGGGTTGCATCTGTGCATCCACATATTCCCTCGCTCGTTCCGCTCTGGCTTCTTGCAGATACCCGCGCCCATGAAACACTGAAAATGGCCCACCGATTAAAGCCTCGCCAGCGGCACTGCGAAGCGCATTCTCCAGAATGTTCCCGCGCTCAACCCCTTGCGCCTCCGCATACACATCGCTGGATATGGATTCTGCTGCGCCCAAGCCTGTGTCGAAAGCAATCTCACCTCCGACTTTTTTAGCAACCGTACTACTGACGGTACTGCCGGGCTTAATGAATTTGCCAACTGGAATGGCCGTGGATGCTGCCGCGATTCCACCGGCAATCATGGCGGCTTTGTTCGAGGTGTCACGGGCGGTTTCGTATGCCGTACTAGGATCGTCCACGCCCTCCATGTTTTGTTGGTGGCGTAGATTGATGTAGTCGTTTCGGAAAGTTGCGCCTTTTGCGGAGGTGGCTTGGATGCCCGTGGCCGTAACTCCGGCGGTGATGAGTCCTCCAAGTGGAGTTGTCAGTGCGCCCGCACCTACGCCAGCACCAATGGTGGGGCCAATCGTAACCCCCGCCTCGCCCACCATGTTGCCGATTCCACGCACACTTAACATATCGGCCTCGTCGGCTCGCGGCGTGATCTTCCAGTTTTGGTATTCTTCCTCTAGGAGTTCTTGAGCGTCGGTGTGGTCGAGTTCCAGTAGGGTTTTGCCAAGGATAAAATCGTCCTTCGCCCGGCCCATGCCTTCGGTGAAGCTGTCCCAAATGCCCTGCTCATCGGCAACTTTTTGCGCGGCTTCTTGGGCTTGCTGGAATTCAGCCTCGCGCTTCTGCCGTCGTATCTCGTTTAAGTGCTTCCCGTAGCGTAGCTGAATTGCCGCCTCGATCTCGTCCCGCCCCATTGTGTCTGGAAACTGGGCGCGGCCAACTCCTTCTATTTTTATGAGAGGCATTTAGTTTTCCCAGCCATCGGGGCCGTATTTCAAAATTGGTTGTTCTTGTTCGAGAGCCGCTTTAGCGCGTTCCCAGCGATCTTTGTAAGGTTTGAGTTCTGCCTCGCTTGCAATTCCTTCCGAAACTTTTCTCTCATACTCGAACTGGGCTTCTTCAAGGGCTTTCTTCGCCCCCGAAAGCCGCTTGAGTTGATCCCCCGCTCGCTTGTGAATGTACCCAATCTCCGTTGCGCTCATGCGTCCCTCTTGCCCAAGATTAACTGTGGCTCCCGTGCCTTGGTGAGTGGCCAGCCATGTGTCGTTCGGGCCTTTTTCATACCTAAACGGACTCGGTTGGTTCGGGTCGAGTTTGCCCATTTCTTTTCTAAATTTGCCCAAATCATCCACGCTCATGGCTCCTCCGTGTTTGGCAAGAATCTCTTGCATCTTGTGGTGACGCTCGATTTGGGTTGTCGGGCGGGTTCCCTTTGATGGAGGATGCCAAATGTATTCCGTTAGCGCAGCGGGGGCTTCCCCTACATCTGCGCCAACTTGCATTGGTTCGAGCGGTTTAACGTATTTGTTTAATATCTCTTGCCGGTCTTCGTCGGATGTTTGAATTGGAGAATCTTTATCCAGATATTCTTTGTCCATTTCGAGCGCGGAAATATCTTTTTCAAGACGGGATTTTGCATTTCCCGTTGCGTTAAACACTCCTTGATCTCCAGTAAATATCGTCTTACTAACACCCCCATCGTACACCACCTCTGAAGTGTTGTGTTTTTTCATGTAAGCGAGTTCATCCTCAAACTTACCCAAGGCTTTTTGCTTGGATTTAATCGTGTCGTTTATTATCGAAACAGCATCTCCAATACGCGCCTCTGACGAATCAAAATTTTTCGTCGGCGGTGTTCCGGCTGGAGCCTTTGGAATCTCCCTTTCCTCAAAATACCCGGCTTTTGAAAACTCCATTTGCGTTGGAATGGCAGCGAAGGCTTGATGTGCTTTTCTTCCTGCATCTTCTTCTGCAATCTCTCTTTCTTCCGCTCGTTTTGTGAACCCTGTCTGCGTGTTGCGGTAGTCCTTCGTATCTTGCTGCGTTATGTCCCATCGACGTTTGGATTCCGCTACTTCCGCTTTCTTCATTTCCCTCGTTTGTCGCCGGTCTTCGATTTCTCTATCCAGCGCGTAATTTGAAATGGCGGATTCCAGTTTGCCGAGTGGCATATCGGCAATTCCTTCTCCAAACTTTTGTATGTCCTTGAGCTTTTCGTCGTGTTCCTTGGTGTCTATCCGTTGAGGGTCTTCTTCTATCCAAGCTGCCAAGTCTTGCATTTTTTGGTTAGCAACCCACTCCCCTCTTTCAGTCAGGATTTCACGCTTCTCCTTATTCTTCCGATACTTCTCAATGCCCTCGGCCAAACCCTCAATGCCCTTCGCATACTCATCCCCAATGCTGCCCATCATCTGGACAATGCCGGGTGCTATTGCTGGGCCACCTCGTCCTTGATATTTACTGAAATAATTAGCCATTTATCCTGCCCTCCATCCAAGTCTTAACGATTTTCTTTAGTTTAGGTTTGTTGCTGATGAACTTGGCAAAGCGTTCTCCACATGAGTCATAGAGTTTCTTGAACCATTTAGGTGCTTTGAGTTCTTTCCACTCAAAGAATTGAATCCATTGTGGATTGTCGTTGCCAAACACTTCTCTGGCTACCCAACATTTATTGAAAAAACCGCCGTCTCCCATTCCACCACCAACAATAGAACCAAACGCCCCCATACCCGCACCAATCATGGATGCACGATTCTTCGCGGTTGCCGTTCTTGCCGCCAATTCGCCTTGATAATTCTGATTGTAAATGTCGCCCGCGTATTGGGATTCTGGACTAAACATTGCGCCGGGATTAAATCCTCCAGCCTGACCAACCACGCCTCCAGCCATCATTGGATTCATGGAACTTGGTCTGCCCAAAATAGCCATGAATGGATCAGATTTTGTTGCTTGGTTCATCCCAACCATTGACTGTGCGAAGCCCTGCCGTTGTTGGCGTTTTTGTTCGCTGCCTTGGAGGTTCGCCCACGACTCAATGGCCGCATCATTTATACCGTAGCCAAATCCACGGGCGGCTTGTGCGCCCCGCGCCGATTGGTTAATGGTTCGTCGCTCACCAGCATTTAACTGTCCGCCTAGCTGGAGGTCGGACATTGCCTGTGCGTTTAGTTCTTTTAGGAGGGCGGCTTGTTCTGGATTCGCTGCGTCCAGCGCGGCCCGTGCGCGGCCTCCATATTTTTCAATGGCGGCAATATCGCCTTCACGCTGGAGTCCTAACTGTTCACGATCCATTGCGCCAAGTCGCGACTGCGAAGACTCGTACAAATCCAGCAGTTGTGGAGTCATCTGGTTGGCGATGTCCATGTCTAACTGGGCATACTTACCACGGAATTGTTTTTCCGCCCCATACAGTTGGGGGGCTAGGTCAATCTGCGATTGTAATGTCTCGCGTGTTTCTTTGCCATAGTCACGCGGCGGCGGTGCTGCTATTTTAGTTCCCATACTTATTTACCTTTCTCTCGTAATCGTTCCATTTGTAAATCTTCAATTTCGCCCCGCGCCTGTGCCAAGCGACATATTCCAGCTTGAACGGGGCGACTTCCAAAAATCGTTTGAGTGCGGATTTTCCTGACCCAAGCCAGACGAACCAAGTATCACAATCTCCGACTGGATAGGCGGTTTGTTGAGTGCATTCTTCAGCGACTTTAGCCTTCGGCATTGGCCTACCCATGATGAACGCATCGTCGCCGCTCCAGACGTAGGCATTGTGGAGATGCCAAACCAAGTCGCCTTCAAATGTGTTTGTGGAGTTGTTGTCATAGGTTGCTTTTGCTTGCTGGATTGGGGTCATCCTATAACCGTGATCGCCCACGTTCCCGCTGGGTCAGAACTATCTACTTGCATTATCTTACAAGTGTTAGCCCCGTTGGCAAATATCACAAACGGGTCATAGCCAACATCTGCAAGCTCATCTTCTTGGTAGTTTGTATTATTTCCTGAATCATCATCATCGTAAACAGAACGGACTGAAACCACTATATCTTTGGTTCCTAAATCGTGAGTGAGTGTTCCATACTCTGAAGCTCCGCTGCCAGAAAACACCAGTCCCGTTTCATCAGTTCCCCAAACGAACTCTAGTGTGAATTTATCAACCGGATGGAGATGTGATAACCCCATGACGGCAAGTGCGTTTGAAGCTATTTTTGCCGCACTCCACGTTTTAGTGCTGGCAGAACTGGAATCGTCAACCTCCAGACAGGCATCCAGCTTGGTCTTGTCAGTTGTTGATATAAACCCTGCCGCTGAAGTTGTTCCCGCCGCGTGTGTGTGATCCCCTGCCGCAACCTTTCCACTAGACGCCCCCACATCCAATCGTGCCGTATCAAGTGTGCCGCTAGTTATGTCAGTTGCCGCATGGTTGTGGGACGATGGAGCAAACGTGCTTGGGAGATCGTCTAGGTCAACGAACGAAATATCTCCATCATTGATCATGGTTGAATCAATGTGACCACCAGCATCTAACTTGACAGGCTTTCCAGCATCTCCCGCCCCAGCACTTGCATTTAGAAATTCGGATTCTTGGTAGTATCGATCATCGTGGGTATGTGAGGATGCCGCCTTTGTAGCAAGGAGGGTATCCGCTTCTGTTTCGGTGTAGTATCTATCGTCGTGGGTGTGACTCGTTGCCGCTTTTGTAGCTAGTAAGGTGTCCGCCTCGGTTTCGGTGTAATACCTATCGTCATGGGTGTGGCTTGAAGCTGCCTTCGTCGCTAGTAGAGTGTCCGCCTCGGTTTCCGTATAATATCGATCATCGTGCGTATGACCAGTTCCAGATTTGGTTGCCAGCAGAGTGTCTGTCTCTGTCTCGGTATAATACCGCCCATCATGGGTGTGTGTGGTCGCCGATTTTGTAGCTAGTAGGGTATCTGCCTCGGTTTCGGTGTAGTATCTATCGTCGTGAGTATGGCCGGTTCCCGATTTTGTAGCTAGTAAAGTGTCTGCTTCCGTCTCGGTGTAGTACCTGTCATCGTGGTTGTGGCCTGTTCCAGATTTGGTTGCCAGTAAAGTATCGGACTCTGTTTCAGTATAATACCGATCATCATGCGTGTGGCCCGTTCCAGATTTGGTCGCTAGTAGGGTATCGGCTTCTGTTTCGGTGTAGTATCGGTCATCGTGCGTGTGGCCAGTTGTGGAGTAGGTCGCCGTATCTAGCGCAAAAGTGTTGTCGGCAGTTCGCTTAACAAGCCCGGCGGTGGAACCAGTAAAACCAAGCGCACCGTCCACATTCTCCGCAGTCACGTTTGCGTCACTTCCAGCCGCGCCAGTTGCGCCCTGCGCTCCCGTTGCCCCGGTGGCTCCAGCCGGGCCAGTTGCCCCAGTTGCGCCCTGCGTGGTTTCTCCCGTGGAACTCGTCGAGGTTGTGACCGTGAAATTCCCGCTGGAATCCAGAGTGGCATCTCCACCGACAGACTTATATGCCATAGACCCATCCGATTGAACAACCGGGATTTGACCATCGGCTCCCTTCTCGACGTTTGTTAGATTAAGCCGAAAGTTTTTACTCAACTTCGGTTCAGTAATCGCGCCGGGGGCTATGTCTGCGTTTTCGATCATCCTCCAAAATCAACAAAGAGTTCTGCGGAATCCGACAAGTAGGTAGTGCCGCTATGAACAATCTCACACTTAAAATGTTTATCGTGTCTCGTTAATCCAACATTAGTGAAGGTAAGTGTTCCTGTGGTCATTCCGCTTGCGTCAGACCCGCTGACGTTTGTGTAGGTTCCAGTTGCCGTGTCGGCTTGTTTCCATTGGAAACTGGTCACACTTGATTGGTTGTGTTCCACACTAAACGTAACCGTGTCGCCTTCCATCGGGTAAGCCCTGTTTGGATGATCCAAAAACGCAAACCCGCTCGGCGCGTCCGTCAACGAAGCAACAAAAGCTGGATTTGCTAAACTCACGATTCTGCGGAGTACCCGGCAATTACCGTATCATTGAAAGCCGTTAGGGCTAAAATTGCATCTTTTCCAGATGCGATTGTGGTGGGTGCAGTTTTTAGGAAAGTCCAACCGGGGCTTCCGCTAAACGCCAAAGTTGCTGTGCCGCTCCCAAACGTGGCCTTGATTCTAACTTGAATTACATGAGCAGTCGCCGCCGCTGGAGGCACATTACTTGGCTCGAAAGTTACCGTAATCCCGGCGGTGTTTATCTCCACCACTTGTACCGGGTTCGCCAACGTGTCGATTGTCACCGAACCAGTTGCGCTAACCGTTGTGTGCGTGGTGACATCCTGACTTGTAGTGGTCACGCCCGCATTTAGAACTGCCCCCACGGTGGCTTTTTTAAGCCTGTCGCCCGTAGAAGCGTCCGCATCATATATTAAAATCGAGTCGCCGGTAGCCACGGCAGCCGCGCTGGATTGCCCCGCTATAATGTTGTTCGCATCTGATTTCTCCAGTTTTGCCTTGGTGATTGTTAGGTCGCTAGGCGTTATTGCGCCCGCCGCCGTTACGGAAGCGTTGCTGGAAGGCGTCACCGCCGCCAGTTGCTTGTTGCTTCCAGAGTCGTGGGCCGTGGCTGAACCAACCAAAATCTGCCCCTCCGTGACTGCCACCAATTTCTTCGGGTGGATTGCCGCCGCGTCCGCAACATCTGTATTGGACACACTACCGGCCACCGCCACGGTTGGACTCGCCGCATTACGCAGCATAGCCCTCGTCACGTTGCTGGCGTCTGGAAATGTTTCGTTGGGGGTTACTGTTACAGTTAAACTCATCGTCTTTCAGTTATCATGGTCTTACCGGGCAACGCCGTCACGGCGGTTCCAACCACCTTTGCGCGGCCCAAGTTATTCGTAATTTTCAGTTGCGCGTATCGCCCGCCCTTATTCAACCGGGTCTTTTGCAACGAGTCTTGGTGCGCGTCAGGGTCGATTCCATTTGTGCCGGGGTCGATTCCCTCGATGCTTGTGCTGGGGTCACTCAACCCCATCGCGGCAGTTGTTAAGGTTCCGTATAAGCTGGTGGCTCCAGCCGCCGCATCTGCGCTCAACGTCAATACACCGCCCCCCGTAAATGTGATAATGGTTCCCTTACCAAGTCCTCCACTTATCGCTTTTACGGAAACAGGGCTGGAAGTCCAATCCCCCGCTGCGGCAAGGGCATCACTCGTCACCGTGAAGGTTGACGTTAAATCTGTGGAATAGTCCTCTCTGTGTTTCGTCATATAATCATCTCCAAAATTGTTTCCACCGAAATCGGCCTTATCAAACGGTTGATGGTATCTCGCACGACTAAAGCGTTTACTGGAAATTAAGGGGTCGCTTTCCCCCACTCCGTCAAACAAAGCCGTTACGTCTACACCATTAGAACTCCCCACAACACCGTTCGTGGACAACGCCACATTCGCTTGCTGGAATCTCTTAAAATCCTCTGTACCACACTTGTATCCACGGGTGGTCAGTTCATCCGAAATTTGCGTGTGGGATATGTTGCGAGATGAGCTATTGCCGGTATCCACGGTTTCATCCACAAATCCAGAAATCAACGGATCGTCATAGAGATTGATGAACCCGTTGGCTATGAAGAACAGCCGCTTCGCGCCTTGATACTTAAACGTGACGAAATCCGTTAAACCCGTTATCTCGCCAGACTGATCGTACCCGCTCCACGCTTGGTTTCGGAAATCGTACACCAAAATTGCGTTGTTTGTGGTGGAGCCGTCGATACAAGTAGCCAGATAATATTTATTGTTGTGCCATGCGGCGGCTGAATTATGCGCGTATGGCCAGTTGATTCGGTCTATCAACGACTGAATCGGTTCACTTACCGGCGCATCCAGCCCTTGCATTTTACCAGACTCACTCACGGCCAAACTCACCACGCCGCGTTGGTCGCTCAAGAACCAAACATCCTTGCCAACGGTCACAACTGCCTTGGCCGATTTCAGCCCATATCCACGGGTGATCTCATCGAGAAATATGTCGGCCATATTCCCGTAAATGTTGCGAACCGCGTACACGCTGGATTCCTTAAAACACAAAATCGTGGACGCATCGAATTTCCAAAGAGCCACCAGCTTGTCCTCGCTCCCTTGGTTAACCCGAAAATTAGACATGACGGGTTGATAGCGGGTGTAGTTTAGATAATCACTTGCCGCCACCAAGTCCCGGCTATACGGGATCATTAGTCTGTTCTGGAAAAACAACCCGTTGTCGCCATTAGGAATAACGGCGGTTCCGTCCGAGTCATTCTCATCAATATCGGTGTCGCTGGAGGTTTGCGTGATTGAAGCAAATCCAGAACGAATGTCTGACATCTGGAGGGGTTCTAAATCCTCTCCACGGAATAAAACTACTGTGTTAAAACATTGTACGAAAGTACAAGCCGCCGTATTGGACATCCCGGTGTTGAGGGTTCGGGCCGGGTTTCCCTCCCGCACACCGTACACCTTACTGGCCGTGGCAATCAGCAACCAGTTATAGCCATCTGGATCATTGAAGGTTCCAATCCCCTTCACATCTGAATACGCGGCCAAGCCAATATTCGGGGCGGTTCCAGAATTCTTATCGTTCGCCCACATCACTTTCTTAATACCATAACGCGGCTCGGCCACCCCGTTATTAAATCGCTTGTTCTTCGCAGACGAAACATAGCCCGCTGGAAGTTGACCGGGTTCAAGCCGGGTGTTCACCCCGGCGAATCCAGCATCTCCATCTTGCATTTGTTCGACTCTCGGCATCTACTGTTTCTCTAGCTCATACTCTAGTCGAGCGACCATCTTCAAGGCCTCTCTCGTAAACTGTGGCGCGGATTGTGCGGCCTTCTGGAATTGCGGGTGAGCGGTCAACTCCTTCACTCCATTCATTTTCCTCGGTGTGGAGCATCCCGCCGCGAGCAGAATCAACGGCAGCGTCAATGTGAGTAAGTTTCGCATCGAACCTGTCCTTCGCTTGTGCCTCCCGTATACCATCTGATACCTTCAAAAAAAGCCGTTCCAATGAAGGGACGGCTTTGAACAACGCTATGAGTGCGCTGATGAGTCCCATTTATCCGTTAGCTTTTTCTGCTGCGAGTTCGCTTTTCTTAACTCCAGCCCTCAAGAAAACTGCCAAGCCACTCGTCACAACTAATTGCAACGTCTCGGCTAGTTCCAGTTCGCCCGTGAAGTATCCCCCAATTGCGGCGATAATTGCCGCGACTGCCGTCCATACTGTTTTGCTCTTTAACATATAATTATTCTTTTACTTCAGTTTTATCTATTGCTCCCAACTTAACCTCAACCGTGTTGGTTCCCGCTTTCATCTTCAAGGACGGGAACGGGATGTCCACCGCGAGATATGGAATCTTAAAGTTAATGCCTTCGGGACTAACCTTCGCATCTGGAAGCACTCCTGC